ATCGTCCAGTCAGTTGCGTCCCAAGCCATTAGCGGTCACCTTTCAGAATATGGATTGTTCTCACGATAGCAGCGCGGTCTCCTTGCGACATGTCATTGTCCAGAAGGCTGGTGAGATACCTCGCGGTTTGCGCCTTGGTCGGCTGCTTGCTTGTTGGTTTCTTCTTTGTCATTACCTAACCCTCGTTGATGATACCTCGATCAACCAGGAGATTGATGATCTCATCTCTGGTCAGACTCTCGAGAATTTCATAGGGAGTTTCTGACACCACATCTGCGAACTCAGCCCAAGCACCCTGAGATGAGCCACGGCCCGCTCGAGCCGGCATCTCAACCAGGGTCACATCAATGGTCGTCTCGGGTCGGATCTCGGCAGATGCCCGTTGGATACTTCCACCGATGACCAGATCCCCAAATGGTACCTTGTTAGCCATCTTGAGTTCCAGCCTCGCAGCAGCACTCGGATCGCCGGTCTGACGGAACAGGTTCGCTATCTCGGACAGCTTGCCGATCTCTTTCGGCGAGTAAAAGTCATCGCCCCATGGGTTTGTCGACATTGCACACTCTCCTATAGGTGGCTCGGATAGAGCATAACGCAGAAAAGCCTGGGAGTGGTAACTCCCAGGCTCAACTGTCTAGTTGTCGGTCAGGTGCTTAGAACGTCGGGTCGACGTATGCAGAACCTGCGCCGGTGTCTTCGTACATGACAACCGCTGAACCACGGTGCCGGACACCACCACCGACGTATCCGTCATAGAACGAGTCCATGAGCGGGTAGTCATTCCGACCGGGGTTGAGGCGCAAGCCTCTTGCCGACAGGTTGGTGTGTGAACGGATACCGACCGGATTCTGGGTGGCGTATTCGCCACCAGATGCCAGACCGAGCATGTAACCGGCCGGGATGGCCGCATTCTCGATGACCGCCCAACGGTGGAGCGTACCCTCGATGGGCATGCCCTGGCCGCCGGCTCGCTGTCCAACGACATCGCCAACGACGATCTCAGCGATCTGAGAACTCACCGCAGGGATGAAGTCCGCAAAGGCGCGGATCTTCGTGATCGTTGCACGCGACGCATGGAGGGTCAGACCGCCACCAGCACCGAACATGGAGTTGTCTCCATAGCCGTGCTCGAGCAGTGACTCTTCCAGCGTGTCGGCATCTGCCTGAACGAACGCCGTACCTGCACTGTACAGATAGTGCGAATGCGAGCCGCTGAAGGTGTAGCCCTCGTAATCGGGCGGTACTTCACCGTCACCGTTGTAGAGCTTCTTGACAGCGATACCCTCTTTGGTGTCCGTGAAGTTGTCTTCCTCGAACATCAGTTTGAGTACGTTCTCGCGTTGGATGCGACCCCAAGCGTCCTCTGCCAGGACGCCGATGGCCGTGATCTCTGCCGTATCGGCATCATCCAGGAACTCCTGGGTGAAGCCGAAGCCGAGGTCGTAGTGCTCGAGGAAGTATCCACGAGCCACACGCTCGGTGCGGATCAGTGCAGGCTGACCATATTCGGTCGCCTTTTCCATCTTCGCCCGACGCGGGATCGCCACGCGGTCGGTTGTCTTGTTGACCGGGAATCCGACCATCGCCAGGAATCCATCGGTTACCCGATTGAAGACATTGAGGCGGGTCTGGAAGTCATCCCAGATGACGGGGAGCGGCGTTCCATCAATGGTCGAACGCTCGCCTACATCTGAACGGCTGTAGTAGCCCGCGGGGGCACTATCGGCACCGAACATGTAGGGAGCCGCACCACTGAGGTTGGCCGGGATCTCACCGTACTTGGTTGTGTACATTTCAAGAGCCTCGTCAAAGGAGGCCAGTCTGAGGTTACTCATTGAGGTCCTCCTTCTTAAGTCTCAGGAAGGGCGATGTTGAACACGAGGCGTTCAGTGCCCTTCTCGTTTGCGTAGACAACGCCTACGCGTTGCTTGATTGTGGGTGCAGCGATGACAGCATCACCAGCAGCCGAGGACCAAAGCGTATCGCCAGCGGCGAATAGCGTTTCGGACTCGACGTCTGAGAATTCTGCCAGGGTGAATACCGTGACGACGGAACCAGCCGCAGCGACATTGAAGTCGGCTACAGTCGGATCGGCTTTGCCTTCGGGGGTCCAGATAACGCCTTCAGCGATGCCTTCGGTAGCGACAATGAGATTGCCGCTACTGTCAGACATGACGAGAGCGAGATCGGGAGCGGTGGCAGCGCCGAACTGGCCGGTAATGGCTGATGCCACTACGCCACGGAAGCGACCCATGATCTTATCAGGTCGTGCCATGTGTTATTTCTCCTTAGTTAGCGTGATACCGGGTGGAGCCCGCGACGTGCGTACTCGGCCAGTATCTTCTTCTCGCGATCTGCGTCCTCATCGGAATCGCCCTTGGACGAACCCTTCGAGCCACCGTCACCGGAACCAGAGCCCGAGGATGCGAACAGTTCAGGCATGTCGGTCTTTAGACCGTCAATGGCCGTACTGAGCGCCTCGGCAAGGTCCTCTGCGTCGAGGTCTGTATCGAGGTCAGCGTGAACGAGTGTCGAGATACGAGCAGCCTTCTTGCCGTCGGTAACGCCGGAGCGGATGACCGCTCGCTCGATGGTGGCGTCCAGGCGAATGCCCTTGGCCTCCGACAGAGCGTCCCGAGTGGAAGACTTGAGATCCTCGAACTCCTGAAGCGACTTGTCCTGGTCGGACTTGGCGTCTTCATCGGCCGTTCGTCTCTCAACGATGAAGCCCTTGAGTGCATCCATGTCGTCGAACCCAAGTTCTGACCTCAGGTCTTTGAGTGCCTTTCGGCTCCCACGACTGGCTGCACGAGCCGTCATCTTCTCCAACTCGGTGGATGTCAGTGAGCGGGTATCTTCCTCGGAAGCACTCTCATCACCTTCATCACCATCACCAACATCATCGTCACCTTCTGCGCCCCAGAGAGGCACTGGCAGGAACAACTTCTGCATCCGATACTCCTTCGATCGGTTACTAGCCAACCGGGCCAGCTTCGGTGCGTGTTGTGCCGCTCACGCTGCGGGGAACTGATGTTCGACCACAGGGTAACGGATATAGAGATGAAAGGGCAAGAACCCTCGGTTAACGCCAACTAACCCCAACTACCGATTGGTAGTTGCCTCAGTCGTACCCTTCTTCATACCTTCGTCTTTGGACTTAGGTATTCCGGCAGCCTTGCCGGAGGGTTGTTCTGGTGATTCGATGTTCACATTGGTGTTCATGTTCTCACGGGTCATCACCATGCCAAGCGGTCCGTTCTCGTCCAGGTTCTTCCGCGCTTCGACGATCTGAACCTCAGACATACCGAGATGACGCCATGCGTACTCGGGTGGCAGGTACAGGTCCTGGATCATGCGACGACCCTCCTCAAGGAGCAGACCCATGAAGTGAGATTGGGGACTGGTCCATGAGACCTCGCCTAGCGAGGGGAGTTCGTCGGAAGTTTTCGCATCAGCCTTGGCTATCAGGCGTGCAACCTTGACCCACTGCGAACCCCAGTTCTCGTGGTACTTCTCTACCTTCTTGACCAGAGATGTCTCGGTCACCCTCAGCGAATCACCAGATGGTGCATCGCCGCGAGAACCACCCGAAGATGATTGGAAGAAGTAGTAAGTCGGTGTCTTGGAAATCTGGCAAGCATGTTGCAGGAGGGTCTCGATCAGGGAGATGAAGCCGTCAGGAGAGGTCTCGTCGATGGTACCGACCTGGGTGGGCAGGGGACGACCCTCGATGTCCACCTCTGGCATGAGGTGCCAGACGGTACCCGGTTGACGCTTCCAGCCACCGTCGGGTTCGGCATTGGATGTCACCACATACGCCTGTGCGGTTGCGGCGAACTCGGAAGCTACCAGCATGTTGACCATGGTCTTGTTCAGCGCATCCTGAAGCGGGACGATGTTCGTCAGTTCGCTCAGTCCCTTGGTGGCGGTGAACTCAACGATGGGGACCTCACCGAACGGATTGGGAAGCGGCCAGGTCGGGTCACCGGTCTCGGTAGTTGAGCGTTTAGTCCAAGCCTTGGTCGAGCCGGCACGGAGATCGTCGACGGACGGGATGTCGTCAACGGCGATCGAGTCGGGTCCAGATTGTGTCGGTGGGATCATGAACTTGTAGAGGAAATCCGGCGTGTAGAGAGTGAGGCGCATCTCGCCGGATGGGGTAGCCCACCGCTTGATGGCATGGGAGATCTTCCGGTAATCGTCCGTGTCGTAGGAGACCCGGATATTCTGTGCCGGCTGTGCGTCAACACGGGCACCGAGTTCCTCATCCGGCCACACGATGATGGCACCGCGGGATTCGACCAGTGCGGACCCGTAGAGGATGTTCTCGAGGTCGGGCAGGTCGTTGTCGTGGAGGATCCGCCAGATACGGTTCGTAGCGTCCAGGTCAACATCACCCTCTTCCTCTTCACGGAAGATGATGCGGTCGATACCGATGCGTTCCTCGGTAGCGTCGATGATCACCCCACACCAGTTGGACCTGAAGTCCGGGAACTCATCACCGAAGGCACGGTTGAACTCTTCGGTCGCATAGACGATGTCCTGCTCGCCCTCGTAGTAAGCACGGTACGAGTCCATCTGCTCGAGTTCGGCGGTCAGAGCATTGTCCTCGTAACGGATAAGAGCTTCAAGTTGGTCGTCCATCAGTCGGCCATCATCCGGTACAACGATTAGGTCTGGCACAAGTTCTCCTAGTTGGGTCTGTCAGAGGATACGACAGGAAGGCCCGATGGG